AGCTGTGTAAGTCATCTTGACACCTTTATGGAATATCTGTGTCACACCTGTGTAAGCAACTCTATCTCTACCGAGATATTCAGTTGGTGTATTACCTTCTTGAGCCTTTGTAGGTTCAGAAGATACTGTGTGTGAGTCAGCAGCTTGGATTTGCCAGAAGGTAGATTGTAAAACCTTACCTCCGTTTAATCCACCTGTTGCAGATAAAAAAGGAGTTCTTTGACCACCTACACGGAATAGCTCCCCAGAAAAGTTATTAATTTTCTGAGAGTAAATTGCGTCATTAGTCAGGGTTATGCCTGCCATAATAAACCTCCGTATATTGTCGTATTAAACTATTACTTTTTTTGTTGTTCTTGGTCCATGTAGTTTAATTTAGCTCTTAGTGAATCCTTAACGGATGCACCTTTTAGAGCAGCAACTAATGCTTCATTAGACCCTAAAGGTATTTCTGAAGTTGAATTTGCATCAAGTGCAGCTACGCGAGACCTTGCATCGTCTTGAACTTGTGGTTCAGGTGTAGGCTGTGGTGTTGCCTCAACTGTTCCATTTGTTTCGAAACCATACTCGTCCTTTGCAAACTGTGAGATAGCTTCTGTCGTAACAGGTCCATCATACACTTGCTTTAACGCTTTACCGAAACCTTTGTCCGTTGATAATCCTAATTTACTAAAGACATTATCTATTTCCTTATCCTTATAAGACTCTAGTTCTGCCTCAAGTTTTTTGATAGTTTCATCTTTTCTACCAATAGTTTCTCTCATTTGTTTTACACCATGTTCTTGCGGTGCATCAAATTCTTCCATACTGTACCTCCACTATGTGTTAACCTATCTGACAAGACCATAGGCATCTTGCCGTGGTGCTACCTTACCACTTGACTTATCTCTCTGGTAGCTTCAAGCTATAAGTCCATTACTCTACGGTTTTAATACGAGCTTTCAACGTAGGCTTCGAAAGCTGTTTGCAGGTCTATTTGAGCGGACCACGCAACGCTTAATAAATATTATAACAGGTTATTCTATAAGTCCAGTAACTTTGCCATCTTTTTTAGCAGCGCCTAATTGTATACCTTGTTTGGATGTTAGTTCTGCTTGTATACGATTAAGTCTTTGTGAAGCAGCTATGTCGCCTAAAGCAGCATCTTCTAATGTTTTAAGTTCTAACTCTCTACCTATAGAACGTGCTTGTGTTTGCATTAATCCTGCTGTTTCATAGATTCCTTTAGCTTGTTCTGTAGTTAAACCTAAGTTTCTAAGTTCTTGAAATCTAGCAAAAGTACTTGTAAATCCTCTGGATGTAGCTTGTGCTTGTAGTTGTAATGTCTGTATATCTCCAGCTAATACTTTATCTTGTATCTTAGGATTAATTAAAGCAGCAAATATAGTTCCACTATTCATAGGCATATTGTATCTTTCTCTAAATAGTTTTTCTACTTCAGGTATCTGGTCTTTAACTCCAGCGTATACCATGTCTATTCTTGTTTGAAATTCTTCTGCAGATACAGGGTCAGCAGTACCGTAACCTGTAGCCATATCAGTAAACTCGTCTTCAAAATCTGTAAAATCATTAACACCTACTTCAGCAAGTGTTTGTTTATAGGAAGCTTTAACACTCATAAAAGAAAGCTCATCCATAATTAAAGTACCATCTTCTCGCATTAACTTACCGAAATTATCTTTCCAAGGTTTAGTTTGTCTAGTAGCTTTAATAGCTATATCAGCGTCTCCACTCTTTACCCATTGTTTAGCAAACTCGTCTATAACAGCATCAGGTAAAAAGTTATATAATGTAGAAGCTAAGCTTGCCCCTGCACTATAAGTTCTACCATCATTAGCAGGTTCAGAACTTGTTGTACCAGCTAAAGCAGTACCTTGTACACTAGAATCTGTATCATATCCTCTAGCTCTATACCATGCTAAATCTCTAACTTGACCAGTTTCAGGGTCTATTGAATTATCTACTGTATAAGAACCAGCTAAATCTTTTCTATAAACTTCTACCATTATCCTACAAAACTCCTACTTGTAACTATACCTTCTCCAAAGGTACTAGACATTGCAGATACTAAATCATTTTTAACTTTTTGATTACCAGTGTTTAATCCATAACTACGTAACTCTTCTAGTTCTTTAGAGACATCATTCATTCTTACAAGTTTATCTAACAATGGGTCATCAGATTTTATATCTTGTCCTAATACACCTTTAGCCATTTGTTGTTTAGAAGATACAATAGTTGACCATGCAATGTCTTCATCATACATGTCATAGAATTGATATCTTTGTTTTTTAAGTTCGTTAATAAAAGCTTCTTTTGCTGAAGCATTATTACGTATATCTCCAGCTTTTTTACGTATATCTTCTTCACTTAAATGTAAATGTGCAGGTAAATACTTATCCATAAGTTCTTGTACTTCTTGTTCTCCAACTCTAGTTGTTTCTACTGTGATGCCCTCTAGCGCGTTAATAACGCCATTATCCATGATGATGTCAGCGTAAGGGTCAAAGATACCATTAAGTTGTGAAAGTGCTTCTTGTTGACTAAACCAACCTTTATTTGTCATAGTCGCTAAGTAATCTACTACTGTATCAGGCAACTCAGAACCATATTGTTGTTTAGCTGTTCTGCTAAATAAATTGTAATAAGTATTGTAATTTTTTTCGAACTGTTCAGGGTCTGTAAACTCCATTCTTTCTGAATCAATTTGATTTTGTGTTACACCTAACTCTTTAAGAATAGCTCCATAAGCATCTGTTTCTAGTATATTAGCTGTAGCTGTTTTCATATCTCCACCTGTAGCTATTAGTTCAGAAGTTAATAAACCAATATACTTATCATTGTTAAGCAATTTAGATGTAATACGTTTTCTATTTCGTTTAACTGATTGTGCAAAGTTTGTTGCAATGTCTACTGCATCAGCACCTTCAGGTAAATCTACAGCAGAAACAGGTACACTAATTAAAACATCACTACCTAAGAATCCACTATTAAAATTGTCTTGTGAAATGTCTGCTCTAATTCCTGCATCTGCTCTAGCTTTAGCTTCAACATCATCTGAATGGTCTCCTTTATCTCTCTTAGGAGAGTTAGATATGTCGCTCAATAAATAATTTTCTGGTAAATCTAATACGTATGTATAGCTACCCATGTCTATTGCAAGTTTATAACCCTCGCCAGTAACATAAATAATCTCTTGACCTTCGTAATCTCCTTTAAAATTACTATAATCAAATCCAGTTTTCATTCCATCTATAGTATCTATTGTTGGTTCATCTACCATTATTCTCCTTTAAATGCTCCTAAAACAGATGACATTCCTGTCTTTAAGTAATCTTTACCAGTATCTACTACTTCTTTTGTAGCATCATAAATCTTTGTTGCAGGTGTATATTGCTGTAAAGTAGCAAAAGTATCTGCTCCTTCAATTAAAGAATCTATAAGTTCTGGTTCTACTTTTTCTACAGACTCTTCATATCCAGGAATATATATATCCATAACAGCTCTACCTGCTGTATTAGCCATTTTTTTACCTGCATAATCAGTACCAGCTACAGCTATTCCTGCTATTGCTGAAGCTGCTAGTGCATACATTTCTCCCTTCATCCATTTAGCAGCAAGTCCGCCTAAACCTATTTTTCCTAAAGCTACTTCTGCAACTTCAGTAACAGGGTCTAGCCATGCAGCTCCACCTCTAGCTATAAAACCACCAAGTACTTTAGGATTAATATTATACGCTTTAGCAGTATCATCTAATAAATTACTTTTAGCACCTACATTTTCAGCTATTTTATCTACACCTTGAGCTATTTTTGCATCTGACATTTCAGATACTAGATATTTTTCAAAGTTTGCATTAGCAAGTCCACCAATTTTTTGTTTATCTCTATGAAACCAATATTTTTGTTCAGGGTCAACATCAAGAGTTATTGCTTTGTTGTAAGATGATTTAAAATTATTTATATCGTAATTATTAATAATCTCACTACCTGTAACTTGAGTATATTTTTTAGATGCCCAATCAGTAAATTTTGGTGCGTTATCTATTTCTCTTGCACTTGTCGTAGTAGATTTACCAGAACGTAAATCTCTGTCTTCTTTTCCAGTTTCTGTTATATATGCGGGTATTGAATCTTCAGCCATTATCTTCCAAACATGTAAGTTATCATATCGTTCTGCATAGTTCTAACTTTGCGACCCTGTTCTACAGCACTAATTTGTTTACCAAACTCGTCTTCAACTTGTTGTGCCATAATTTCTTCAGGTCTATCAGTAGAGAATGCAGATAAATCAATAAACTTATTAACTCCATAATCTTTAGCCAACTGTTCTCTTTGACTATCCATCTCTAAATATTCTGGTTGACTTACCATAAAGTTATAATCTTCGTATTGTTTTGCTTTAGCTCTAGCTTGTCCAAAAGCAATAGAGTAACTATCAGCAAATTTAGTTGACCATTCGTCTAACTCTTCTTCTGTAGCACTTCTACCTAGTTTACTTTCAAAGTATGAATCAACCATATCTTCTAATGCATTTTTACTAGGTGGTATAAACTGTTTAGCTAATTCTTTAGCAACTTCAGCCTCATCTATTTGTTCAGTGATTTCAGCTTCTTTAGCCATTTCTTCTAAAGCATATCTAAAAAGATTTCTATGATAATTAAAATCTCCATACAGTGATTGTGATTCAGAAAAATAAACTGAGTCTTGTTCCATAATTGTATCGTAAGTATCTGTACCAGGAACTATGTGTCTATTTTTATCTAACCAATTCATTACATATTTTATTGATGCACGTAATTTTTCTGAAGGTTCACCTTGACTTTCTGCAAAGTAATTGTCTGGAACAATGTTACTGCTAGTTAAAAAGTTTTGAAACTGTCTAATTTCTTCAGTAGTAGCATAACTATCTATTACATCTTCTACTTTAGTTCCACCAAAGTGACCCGCAAAAGGCATCATAGCTTGTTTACCATTAATAATTATTGGAGTTCCGTCATCCATATATGCAGGTCTAAGAATTTGTTCACCTGTCATTAAGTTTAGATAAGCTTGTGCTTGTGGTCCTTCTTCAGGATTTTGAGCCATCCATTCTAAAACAATATCTTCTTTAGGATTAACACCCCATAGTTGTGTAAATTTATTAAAAGAATCTGGGTTTATACCATAGGTTTCAAAATCTTTTAACAGCTGTGGGTCAGATACTTTACCTGAAACCATTGCAGGAACTTGTTGTTGAAACTCTACTTTACTTGGTTTATATATACTTTCTACATCTTTTTTAACAATTTTAGTTTCTTCAGAATCTGCTACCTCAGTATTCCACCAAGCAATAAACTCATCTTCAGCAACACCTAGTTCTTTTTTAATGAAATCTGCAGCAATTTCTCTATCTTCTTCAGGTCCTAGTAAATTATCTTTAAGAAATGTTTTAAAAGATTTAAATTTTTCTGAAAGATTTGCTTGTCTAGCTTTTCCACTAGATTCAAATTGTAATTCAAATTTATTCCATAAACTTTTTAATTTATCCATAGCTATCCTTGTGGGAAGTAATCTAATACTTCCTGGTCATCTCTATATAACTTTAACATAACTCCTGTCCATACACCCCAAAACTCAGGGTATTGTTTTATAATTCTATTAGCATCATTATACACATAAATTCTTAAAGCTTTAGCTCTAGGGTCTGATGATGTTAACCACCAAGTAGGGTTATTCGATGTAGAGTATTCAGCTCCTAATGTAGATGCATATCCCCATGAGTTCATAATTTCAGCAAAACCTTTACCTGCATTTGTTTCTAACACGTAAGGGTTAGTTAGCCATTGTTCTTGCATTTCTTCGAAAATGTCTTGAGATGTAGGTGGATTAGTAATACCGTATTCTTCACTTTGAAATCCTGGTAATGCAAGCTTTAATTCGTTTCTAAAGGCACGTTTAAATATAGTTTTTTGTATAGAAGTTAATGATTCTAATTCATCTATTTTTTTAGAATAAGTTTTATATCTAAAAAATCCTATAGTGTCATTAACTGCTCTACGGTATTGGTCAGGACTTAATAAACTTTTTTCAGCTACAATATCATTCCAATTTTTTTCTTCATAAGGATTATCTATATTCAAGTAATAACCACTTATTTTTAAATTATTAAATATTTCTGGATTATTTTTTTGAAAGTTTTGTACTCTAACGCTTACAGATTGTTTTCCTGTTTCTGACTTTGACCTAGGACTAAGCATATATGGATGTTCTATACCATAAGTTTCAAAAAATTCATTGTAAGTAGCTATATCATTACCTTCATTTTTTTCTCTAATACGTATATATTCTTCATATAAAGTAGCTTGACCCCATAAATGTCCTTGTTCATCTTCAACAAAAAATTCAGGTTTAAATCCAGTAGGTCCAAAATATTGATATATAAATTCAAAAGCAAACAAAGTACCTGATTTTTCTTTTGCGTACTCTAAATAAAGATTATCTATTTGTCCTTCATTAAGACTGCCTTTAGCCATGTTAGGATATAACTTATCTATATATTTATCTAACTTACCTGCTTTGTATAATCTCTGTGACTCACCAGCAGATATACCCCAACGATATATATCAATAGTTTTTTTAGCACGCATTTGTTCTATTTCACTACTGTTATCTGTTATGTAATCAAACTTATCTGGGTCCATTAACATAGCTCTACCTTTTTTATATACAGGTGATGCAGCAAAAACATCACTCAATTCTTCAGGTGGAGGAAATTCACCAAAGAAAAACTTTTCAAATTCGTTAGCCCAACCGTATTTAGCACCTAATTTAGTTGTAGCATTTTCAATCTTAGGTAATACTCTAGCCATACCAAATGCAACTAAAGAGTTAGGTCCAGGAACAAATCCCTGTGCAAGTAAGTTTACTCCTTGTATTTGACTTCTAGGAGAGATTTGTACATTCTGTTCTCCATTAATTAATTCATCATCAAATATTAAATTAGACATAAAGCCTCCAAAAGGCATTACAAATACATCTCTTTCTGGATTCATAGGGTCAGGAGATATAAAACCGTCTTCAGAACTACTACCTAATGCATCTGCAGCTCCACCACCTCTGACACCTAAGTGTGCTTTTCTTAATACATATGGATTTTCTCCTAGTAATTGTCCCCATGTTTGGAATACTTCAAACCATACTTCAATAAAAGGAAATATGTTTACCAACTTATCTGATAAAGTATGTCTTTGTTTTGTATCATAAAGTAATTCTTTAACACCTGATAAAGCATATGCTTTACTTTCTGTATTCATTACTTCATAATTAGAAATTTCACCAGGTTTAAATAACTTATCAAGCCCAACCATTTCGTCAATTATATCTTTAGGTACTCCTGCTTCTTTAGCTTCATTAATAAATTGTTTACGTAATGGTTTACTAAAATCTTCAAATCTATCTTGTATGTACATCCATCTGAATTGTTTAAATGTAGTAGACCTATTGAGATAACCTATTGGTTTAGTCATTAACCTATCAAATATAGCTTGATATCCATTATTCATCATATCTTCTATTTGTCCTAAGAAATTTGTTGGTGTCATTTCTTCAGCTTTATCAACAATTTGAGTTAGTGTTCCTGGATTAATACCATCTTTTTTATTGTAATATTTAGCAAGTTCATCAGTTATTTTAGATTTTTTAAACTGTCGTAAGAATACATCTTCTGTACTAAAAAATTCAACTACATCTTTTTTGTTAGAACCTGTTTTACCATATTTAACTAGTTTTCCATCAGCAATCATATTACGTATAGATTGATTGCCAAGGTCTGTTGATTTTAAATTGTAAGTATATTTTCTTGTTTTATTATTTATACGAGCATCTTTACCTTTTTGAAAAGAACCTCCTGCAATAATACGAATACGAGATTCTAAATACTGTAAGTGTTGGTCTAAATCTTTAGATGTATCATCAATAAAGTTTGCAGCTTTACGTCCTTTATATCTAACAAATTGTAATCTAGCTTCTCTACCAGCATCACTTGTTATCCATTTGTAAAGTCCATCACTACCATATCCATATCTTGCTACAGCTTGTGCCATAGGGTCACCTCTTAATAATCTTAATTCGTGATATACAGATTCGACTATTTGTGGTTCAGTAAGTTCACCAGTACTTACACCTTTATATTCAATGTATTTATTTCTTTTTGTTTTATTAGCACCACCAGCTATATCTTCATATCGCATAGTCTTTTGCATAGCTTCAATAACTTCTTCTTGCATAAGAAAATCGACAGCATCAGGATTGTATTGCGCTCCTTTGTATTTTGTAAAAGGTAATTTTTCTAACATTTTACCTGCACGTGAATTAGGGTTATGTGCGGCTAACCATTGAAAATATTCGTAAGGTCTATTGTAGATACTAGAAAACCCTTTAACTGCAATACGTGCTTGTTCTTCCATAAACACACGTGTAAAGAAAGCAGCTCTCATAAGTACTAAAGGTTTAAATAAGTTTCTTGTATAAAAAGACATAAGATTACTCATAAAGTTATTTTCTAATCTTTCAACATTTAATATTCCATCATCAAAAGGATTAGGTATAGCATCTTCAGCTTTATTCCAACTAAAATGTTGTGTTTTATACTTAGCATATTTTTTAGCATCTGTAAGTATTGTTGTTTTTTTAAATTGATTATTTGGATATGCTTTAAACAATGGTCCTACTGCACGTTCTATAAGTCTATAATCCATTAAAGGAGCAATGTTGTCTTGCATTTCACTAAATAACGAACCACTCATAGTAGTTACAACGTCACCAATATCGTCTACAGCATTTCCTATTTCATTTATTTCATGTCCACGATAATTAGAACCTATGTTAGGTAAAATGTTTTTGTCTTTGTCAGTAGAATATATTTTCATTTTCTTTAAACCTTCAAACATTTCTGCTGCATGGTCTCTTATATATTCCCAGTTACCACCTTTAGCTCTTACTAACTTTAAATCTCTTGATGCTTGTTTAAATGCAAAATCTCTATAAGCAGTTTTATCTAATGGATTAATTTCCATAAACTCTTTTAATATTTTGTTACCAGATTCAACATCATATCCATTAATTTGTAAATGAGATGTTAATTGTTTTAATCCTACGTTTAAATTATTTAGAGGAATACCCATGTCAGGTACTACTCCTAATAACTTTCTGTAGTATGGATTGTAACTTGAGTTAAAGTTAGAACTAAAACCTAAATATTTTTCAAATTTAGGTAAATCTAATTTGCCTATAGCTTCTAAGGCATAATCAGGTGTAACATTTTCTAGCTTAGCAATTGCACTTGCTTTATCTGCTACAGCATCCATTGTGTCTACTACAGCTTCTCTACCTACTTCTACAAGTTTTTGTGGGTTTTTATTTTTACGTCTTAAAGGAAATACACCTTGTCTAACTTTTCTAGACTTTTCTCCTGCCCAGCTACCAAATGTTCTATATGAAGCATTAGGATTTATACCAGATGATTGTAAAAATTTATTAATAGTAAGAGAACCTGTCTTTGGTAATATTTTACCAGGAAGGGTATATGGTACATTTTGTCCTACATCATTTACAATGGTATATCCAGTAGAAATCATTTGGTCGAAAACTTTTTGTACAGTTTGCCAATCATCTATCTTTGTTAAATCTGATTTAACTTGTGCAGGTAAATGTTTTGTGATTGGATTTGTATTTAATAAATATAAATTATCTTCTTCAGCTATAGCTTTAAAAAACTCTACGTTTGTAGGTTGATTTAATATATCTTGTTTAGTTGTTTGATAAAATCTAGGCACTCTACCAAAAAGAGTATTTTCTTTTTTAAGTTTTTTAAAAGCTTTTTTAGTTTGAGATATGTCTTTATTACTATTTTTATTAGTAATTAATCTACCAACACTGTCTGTTACTTTATTTAAGTTACCATCTCCTGTAGCTCCATCAATAATTGGACCTACTTCATCTAATACATTGTCAGCTAAACTTTTAGAATCTAATTTAACTTTCCTAAGACCACCTTTACCTTTAACAAGAGTACCTTGTTCTATTGCTTCCATAACAGGATTTACTCTACGTAAACCTTTTTGTAAATTTTTAACACCTCTAACTCCTCTACCAGCAAATATTTCTGGTAAAAGCTGATAACTAGCATCAGTTAAACCTGATAGTATATCAAACGATTTAGAACCTGGTGCAAAAACTTCTGCTGCAGTAACCCTGCCTGGTGAGTATTCTAGTAATAAATCTCTATCTGCCCATTCAGGTCTGTAATAATCTTGTTCTGATTGTCCTGCCCAGAAAAATCTTTGTCTAGCCCTACCAGCATAAAAATTTACTTTGTTTGGATTATAAGAAGATGTGTAACTTATATTACCATCTTCGTTAAATGCATATTTACTTTCACCTGTTTGTGCATCATAAGACCCTGCTAAAGGTGTTCCTATGTTTTTATAAATGAAGTTTCTAGCTTCATCTGGTGACATACCATATTCATTAGTTAGTTTTACATAGTAAGGTGTTTTTTCTGCTTTAACAGATTCTAATGTAATTTTAGTAGCTCTATCAAAATTTAATGGTTCTCCATTAGCTACAGCTCTAAACATAGCAGCAAGTACAGGTTCTCCACCCATATTGTGTGCTTCACTTATCATGTCTATTTGTTGTTTAAGTTCACTTAAAGTTCCTAGTTCTTGTCCTAAACCTTCGACTTTTGTACCACTTAAATCTATTTGCAACATATCTTGTGCTTTTTGTGAGGTATAACCTTTTTGTAATAGTTTATCGTATTCACGTAAATCTCTAAGATATGCTTGTGACCTACCTACTTTCATAGGTTGACCTGGTGCTAAAGCATTTACACCACTAGCAATAACAGACCATTTTCCTGATGGTCCAAATGTTTGAAAAAATGCATCTAAAGCAGCAAATGCCCATACACCGTATTGAACATCACCTGGTTTAGCTCCACCTGGCATAAGACCACCTGTTAACAAATCACCAAAAGACATCTTCATATTGTCTTCTACATGGTCAAATTGAAATTCTTGTTGTAATTGTTTCCATAACTTAGCTTCATTGTAAATTTTACTTGTTTTACTTTCTTGAGCTATTTCAGCAACAGCTTGATACTCAGGTGGTATTCCTAATAAACCTAAACCTAATGCAGTACCTGTGTCTAATTCAGAAGGATATTTTTCTAAGTTATTAAGTAATTGTTCTGGATTTTCTTTAAATACAGAACCATACTGTAAAGCTTGTAACTCTAGTTGTCTTCTAGCATTGAGTACATCATAATACTCATTTCTATCTCCTAGTAACATTTTTAAATGTTCCTATTGTTAATGATTTCTAATAATGTTGGTGTAGGGTTTATTTGATACAAAGCTTGTAATATTGCATCAGTGTTATCAGCTATTTGCTGTTGTGGTCCTGCCCCATCCCCTATCGGCAATCCTTGTGTAGCAGGTTCTCCAGGTCTTTCAGTAGGTGCAAATACGTTAGGTGCAGTAGGAATACCCTGTTGAACTGGTAGGGGAGCGGCTTGTTGTTGTTCAACAAAAGCTTTGTTTGCTCCATAATCAGCATCAGGTAATCTTCTTAAAGGTTGTTTAGAACTACCAGGACCGCCATCTGTTCTTTGCCCACCTTGTGGTGTAGCTACAGCAGCTGGTTTATTTGGTTGTCTATATCCGCCTCTACGATTTTTTGCCATTATTAAAATCCTTTGTAATTAAAATTATCATGCCTTCTATTGGTTGTATTATTTGTGTAACTGATTCAGATAAAATATCTAATTCATCTTGTACACCGTATGTTTTATACACTAAATCCCAAAATTCTGTATCAAAATATTCTTGCACTTTACATTCCAAATGCTTGAGCCATTGTTGGTACATTTTGTCCACCCATCTGCTGTTGCATCATTTGTTGTTGTATCATAGCTTCTTCTTCAGGAGACATCTGTGGTTCCTGTGGTGTGTAGAACTGCTTCATTATTTCTGTAATGCTAGAAGGATACTCATAAATAGCTATGGCAGCCATAGTTGCTTGAGCATCTCCTTGTGCAGACCTAGCTAATATACTGTCAAACAATACACCTTCTGCTTTATTTTTTCTTATACGTTCTTGTACTTTTGCTATATTCTCAAGACCATCAATATTATCTTGCAAAGTCTCTACGTCTATAACACCAGCTTGTAATAATTGCAAACCAGTAACAATTTTCTGTGGTTCATCAAATCCAGCCATAACACCATAGATACGTCTTGTTCTATAATCTCCACCTATATCAGCTAATGGTGCATAATTTTCAGAAAATGCAGAACCGTTAAAATAACCAGCCATAGGTTTTTTAGATATACCTTGTGAGTAAGAAAGAATTACATCCATTTCTAATCTCTTAGCATCCATTTGTGTTACTGCTGTTTTTATTATATCTCTATATTCACTAATCATTAATGACATAGTGGAGTTCAACTCTGATAAACCAGCACCAGTAACAAAAGAGTTAGGTGACTGTGAATCATCAGTAACTGGGTATCCACCAACCATACGTAACTGTCGTTCTAATCTATCTATTTGTTGAAACAACTGATACGGAATATTGTTCATTGGTTTAGAAACCTGCGTACCTGGAGCTAGATAGTTTACTGCAAATCTACCTTTTCTGTATTGTCCAGATTCTATCTCTCCTGATATGTTGGTTTCTGTAAATACGCTATCTTCCATAGCAATTGCTGACATAATGTTAATCTTTGCCATCATTGCCATTAAACCTATTACGTGGTCGTATTGACCTTTAAGTTGGTCAAAAGAAACTTTCTTCATAAAGACAAACGGTGGTGTAGATAATACGTTTGGTATAAAGTCAAGAATCATATTACGTTCTGGGAATACTACATAAGTACCACCCATGTCATAGTATTCAATAATTCTTACACCTGAGTATGTGTTATCTTCCCAACCTTGTTCTCTGTTGTTTTCATAAGACATAAAAGGTGCAGCTAAGTCACCATTAAGCTCATCACCTTCATCATCATCTTGTTTAAGTATTTCTGCAGCAAACTCAGGATATATTTGTGCAAGTTTATATCTAGGCACACGTCTAATAACAGCCATTTCTCTTGGTTGTTGGTCAGGTCCAAAGTTTCCTGGGAATGTATCGTAAGGGTCTCTAAGTTCTGCTGATGGATAAAAGTAACCATTAACATCTCTCTTTGTTGTTACTACCCAAGCACAGTAACCATAACCAGGTAACCACCTAGATGCTTGTTGCAACTGTGAAAGTAACCCTTGCTTTTCATCATAGTTAGAAACAATACGTTCTAATTTTTCTGCACGTAGTTTACTTCTAGTAGAATCATTATCGTTAGGTACATCTACTCGTACTTGAGGTATACCTGAAATCTTTTGTGCAAGTCTGTCAATACCAGACTGCAACATGTTAGGAGCTGGTAATAAATCAGCATCAGAGGTTTCCATAGTGTTACCTAGTAAAGCTTTAATACCATCAGCACCACCATTAAGAATTGCTTTTATTCTAGCTTTCTGTACTTGACGTTCTTGTACTAATTTACCTGATGTAAGTTCAGAAGCATTTCTAACTATTTCTTGATATGTTTTTGTATCTAGGTTTTCTATGCCCATGGTGCCTCATTTGTATCGGTCATCTTGTAATCTCCATAACTAGGATTATAGTCTAATCCCATGTCAGCAGTATGTTCTTTTTGCATACGTCTAAAAACTTTCATCGGAAACCAACTAGCCATAACTATATCAGTTTTCTCTTTGTTTCTTTTAGAAACAGGTTTTCCATCAAAGTATAACAGTTGTTGTCTAAATTTCTGTACTTTTGCACTACTTTCCCCATCACCAGTAGGTAGATGTATTCTTTTATCTTCGAACAAATCTGCCATGGCACCTACACCATATAGTGGGTCGTGTTTGTTTTTACCAGTCAAGTGTCCTTGTACTGTTATACCACTACGTAGTGTAAATTCTTTTATTGCAGCATCTTGACGTATAGCTGTTTGAAAACCATTTTCTTCTACTATCCAATGTCTACAATCGTATTGATGCGCCCATTCAGCCATTTGGTCTAAGGCAGCTCTAATACCTCCACCTCTTCTGTTTTCTAGGTCAACTAGATATAACTCACCACGGTATTGGTCTATACCCCATAGCACTGATGCTTGATACCCTGATGATGCAGGGTCAAGTCCAGCTACTAAGTATAAGTTTTTATATACTTGTCCTAGTACTAAGTCTGGTCGCATACATTGGTCAATTACATTCATAGTAAATATTTGCGTACCTTCTACGTATGCTTGATTAAAGTAAACCATTTCAAATGTCTGCCTACCACCTGTAGATTCAGCAGAATGTAACCTAGACATTAACCATTTAAACGTTCTTTTGTTTGACCATAACATACAATCAATATGTTCATCTTCTAAGTGTTCTGGTATTGGACAATCTAACTTGTGTGCAGTTTCTACAATGCTAGTAAAGTTATCTGATTCAAGTAAATGATTATACAAATCATCAGGGTGTTGTCTTGACCCAATTACAATTACAGCTGTGTGTTCCTCTTTACGACTTGACAATGTTGTAGTCCACCATTGTCTAGTACTTTCTCTTGCACCAGGTTGTTGTGTAGTTTGGTGGTCCTCAATATCGTCAGCAATAATTATGTCACAGTCACGTGATAGAATCTTTCCACCCTTACCTACAGCTACCATTGTCGGTGACTTAATACCTGCAACTGTACGAGTGCCTACAGTAAATTGATTCTGTGACCAGTTCTTACCAGAGCGGTTATCTGGCTTAAAAGATGTACCTGGCATACAATATGCATCTCTGAGTTCTTCGTTTGTGTCAAGCACGTCTAGGACTGCGCTAAGGGCATTCTTAGCTATATCTTCGTTTCCACCTACCCACATGATACGTGTGTTAGGGTTCTTGCATATCTGATATACAGCAAAGTGTATTAACAGTTCAGTCTTTCCATGTCTAGGGGGGCTTAAGATTAAAAGTTCTTTACCGTTTTCTATACTATCTATAATGTTATTTATCCAGTTAGTATGAAAAGGCGCGGTGTCATACTGCTTACCTAGTTCGGTTCGGAAGTATTTTTGTCGGAAGGTTGCGAAATTTTCTAATGCTTCTTTAGCGTCAGCTGATAACTCCCAGTCTTCGGCAGCTACAGAGTTTTTAGTATCAATCTTGTAGGCAGCGAGCATGCGACTGACAGTAGCAGAGGTGCAGCCAAGGAGGGAAGCAGCGTGTGCTACCGTCATATCGCCTGTTGCAACTTGGTCAGCTATTCCCTCGCTTACGAAAGCTCGATAATATTGACCTCGTCTAACGCTAGCATAATCGCCCTCGTCAGACTTACGTTCTATGTTAATAGGTTTTTGTTCAGCTTTCTTGTTATGTCTCGAATCTCTTGCAAACTGTCTTTTTTGGCAGGTAGAAGAGTGAAATTTACGCTGTTTACCTGTTAATTTTTTCCTACAACCCTCTGCTATACAGATTACATTGTGTGATGTTTCGACCATAAAAAACTATCTTCCTGTAGATGTTTGCGTAGTGCTAATTATATGGTACTATACTCTCAAATACAAACACTAAACACAAGTAATTTGTTACAGGTGAAGTTGCAATCGGGATGCGGAAAGCTGCTGACTGGCGAGACAGTACACTAGAAAGACAAAGGCAGTACCCAAGGACTTA